TGCACTGATTACTACTGGCCGCTTGCGAAACTTGGGCATTCAGAACAACTCTTTCAGGTCGACCTTCCAGCCATACGCGACCCCGCCGGACGCCTCGAAGTCGTCCTCCTTCCAGAGCACACCGAACAGCCGCAACCCGTCGTCTTTCGCGGCACCTCTGAGCGACACGCTCCCACCGAATGCGCACTGGCCTCTGACATAGGCCACGTCTGCAAACACCCGGTGCCCGCCCAGCATACTGCCGAGCACCAGGAGATCCTCCGGCACTACGAGCAATTGCACCGCGAGCCCGCCGCCGAACTCGAGAGTCGTGTCGGGAAATAGCGGCTTGTAGGCCCGCGCCTCGATCATCCCGAAGCCGGTATCAATGGCGTCCGCCACTGCCGGGCTCTCATCAGCTACAACGCATACAGGGGCCATGAGTAACACGACGCACAACAGGATGATCAGGCCGGAGCCGGACCCTTTCAGCAGGTCTTCAACGCGCTTCCTCTCGCCGGGCTTCGTCGGGGCCTTGCGGGTGACGTTATGTAGCCCACTCGCGGTCATCCACACGCCCATTGCCGTGGACAGCATCAAGCCCCAACTCCAGTCGCCGGCCGCCACGGTGCGCACGGCACCGACCAATACCGCCCCGACCACGGGCACGATCTTCTTCTCAGCCCAACCCGCGCCGATGCCCTCCTGCGCGGTGCCCACTTGGCCCTGTCTGCAGCGCTTCCAGATTTCCGTCCCCCAGGCCACGAGCGCCCCCGCAATGGTCCACAATACGATCTCATTCCCGCTCAGCGTCTCTGCGAGTTGCTGCCAGTCCATGACTTACTCCTCCTGATTATCCGAGCAGGCGGAATAGCGCCTGCACGAGAATGCTTGCCGTGAATGCTCCCACTGCCGCCCAAATGCCGAGTGTTGTTTTGAGCCGCGCCATATCTCGATCCACCTCGTCTAGTCGTGTATCGAGCTTCTCAAGGGTCTTCTCGATTTTTCCGAGGCGCTGCCAAGAGGCCCTCTGGCAGTCGCTCATGCGCTGATCGAGGACTGCGATGTTTGTGCGCGCCTCGCCATTGACGGCAGCCGGTTGATCCATTGTGCTCCCTCAACAGTAGCGCCCCGCCGATTGTCGGCGAGGCGTGGTATCATGCGGCGTGGTGCAGATGCTATCTATGCATTGACGGCGTCGGCGCAAATCTCACAGGTCCCCTGATAGATTGTCTTGACCATGTTCGGGAATTGAGTATGATTGCTCGGGAACGTGAGCTCCAATTCCCACCAATGCATCCCGGTCTCCAAATCCGTGCAGTCGGAGCCGAGAATGAAAATGGAGAACTGCCCAGTGGCGACCGTGTCTACATGCACACCACTCGCGGTCCAATCCTCAGTCGCGGCTAGACTCAATTCTGCTGTGCCGCCCCGATGATCGGAAATCGTCATAGCATAGGTGACGTCGGTCAAGTCCACTGCAACGGCGGAGCCGGTATAACGCTGAAGCGTGCATTGCTTGCGGAACGCGTCGCCAATCGGTATCTTGATGTCGAGGGTCAGTGGCACGCCGTCATTCACATCCACAACGATGGTCGCCATCTGTAGGCCTCCCTATGCAGTCATATCGCTTGCGGCAGGTTCGCTGACTGCAGGTTCGACGGCAACGACCTGAGGTTCCGCCGGGCCAATCATACTCTCTGCCTTCCGATCCATGCGTCTGAATTCATGAACCGTCTCTGCCAACCACGCTCGCGCCGCTTCCAAAGCCGCCTCTGCCGCATTCAGTTCTTCCACCGTCATAACGAGTTTGTCCGGTGCGTCCGCCTGTAGGCAGACTGCTACCAGCTCATTCGCGAGCTTGTCCAGTCGCGCAGAATATTCAGCCGCTGCGTCACCCGGTATCAGGCGTTGCTGTCGAACCCGGATCGTCTTCATCGCACTTACGTATTCCTTAGCGATGTCCTCTGCACTGCGCTTGCCCTGCGTTACGATCAGCACGCTATCCTCTCCTTAGTAGCTGAAGATACCATCTGCGTTCCATTGAATCGTGATGTCGCCGCCGTTCGGGGTCACCGCTGCATCGAGTTCGTTGTACGAAAGTAGATAGTCAGTCGCCGGCGTCCCGCTATCCCAGAAAACGATCACCGCCTCCGCACTGTCACCTGTCGCCGAACTCACTACCGCATCCGCTGCATCAAAGACGCCAGCGCCTACAACCCCGATGGTCTTGCTTGTGAGCGCCGGAGTCTCTGTGGCGACGACGCCGGTCAGATCGTCATAGGCTTCATGGGCGGCGTTATATGTATAGACTGCGGTGTCCACGAGCACAGCTTTGATATCAGCGGCGTCTAGACCGCCGGTGATGTCGGCCTGCATCACGTGCTTAATGCCTAATGGGTAGACTGCGCTTGCCATTGGACTTCCTCCTGTTAGACGAGTCTGAGTGTGTCGCGTTGGTCGACGATCTGCAGGACGGTGCGCGTGTCCACGAGTAGCAATACATCACGTGTATCGACTAGCACGAGCGTATGGCGCAGACCCGTGGGCGCGTTGACCGTCGCTGCCTCAAAGGCCGCCGCAACTCGAGAGGCGAGGCCTGGGTAGACCGTCTGCCCGGAGCCGGGGATCGTCGCGCCAGCCTGGTAGGCGGCGCTAGCATGACCGGCGAGCCCCGGCAATACGGTCACGGCCCCTGCGATGCCCTGGGCGTCCAGCGCTGCTGCGATGCTTTCCGCGTACCCCGCGAGGGCGCTGACCGCACCGGGCGCTGCTGTCGGGCCGTAGGCGCTCGGACTGCTCGTTGCGAGGCCCGGCGTGATCGCGACGACACCCGGAACGCCGGTCGCATCGAATGCCGCCGCTACGCTCTCGGCGTATCCCGGCGAGATGACCACGACACCAGGGATGCCTGTCGCCTGATAAGCAGCAGGATTGCTCACTGCGAGACCAGGCAATGTGGAGATAGCCCCCGGCAGGGCGGTCGGATCGAACGCGGATGGAGAGCTACTTGCGAGGCCCGGTAGCGCCGTCAGCCCCTCCTCCTGCGCCCCATACAGCCACCCGTAATCCGGTTTCGCGAGCAGGCAGTTCCCGCGCGTCTCGTGAAGCGTGCGGATTTCGGTGGCGGAGAGGATATGGTTGTAACCGCATAGATATGATACAGCAGCAGGGTTAAAACCTATTAAGGAATTTCTGTACCCGCATAACAGATAGTCAAAGCCTACAAACGATGTGACGCCAAGCGTGATCTCCTCGTAGAAGACACTATCAACATATAACTGCAACTGGGTACCGCCGGAGCCGACTACCACAATACTGTGCCACTCACCTAATGGCTGGATATAGTCGAAAGTCCAAGTACCAATATTGTGTTGGGTGAACCCCCACTTCTTCGTATTGTTATAAGCCTGCATAAAAATACCGCCGCCACTCTCGCCTATAGCCCCCGTCAACTGAGCAGAGACATTAGGTTCTGTGCGAGCACAGTAGGTAGCTACAGACCACGGAGGGTTCAATTTGCCGGACCATGTCGGTATCGTTATATGATCATCCAACCCATCAAACGCCAGCGCCGCCCCATCCTCCCCCAACCCCCAGGCCGTCGCCGGGTCCATATTGGTGAGGACGCCGTGGTTATGGTGCCCGCTCACGTCTCGCAGTGTCGCCCCAGTCGGCCCGAGCTTGGGATACCACGCGCCGACGAGACCATCCCACAGGTGTTGGTAGCGCGGGTCGCACTCGCTCCGGTTCCGGGCGATGCCGGACTGCCAATTGAGGACGCGGTTACCCATGCGTTACCCGCCAGTCTACGAGATTGAGAGGACGTGCGGCACCAATACGACCCGGCTGTCGTTGTCCGTCGCGGTCGTTTCGTCGCGCACCGCCTGGTCCATATTGTTGTCCACGACCGGGACGATGTACCGAGCGGGCGGCTTCCAGATCCACGGGGTCTGCTTCATGACCGTGTTTCCGTCGTTCGTCGCGACGAGTGAGCCGATGAACTCAAGCTGCTTTGCCCATTCATCCTCGTTGCCGTCCGCAGGCCACGCGGCATCGGACCCCGAAACACCACCGGGCCAATTCACATTGTCGTGGCAACACGCCATGTACAGGTTCACGGTGCCGCCTGCGGTTGGGGCGGTGCCCGATTCGATGATCAACCGGACCTCGTATTCCATGTCCCAGGACGCACCGAGGTCGACGGCGTCACCCATGCGCCCAGAGCCACTGGCGAGCGCCTGGAATGTCAGATCGTCCGTGACCGTAAGGCTGATCCCAGTCGCTCCGGTCTCGCCCCAGATCACGGGAGTTCCGGCTGAATTCTTAACATCGGCCATTAGTCGTCGCCCCCTCGCCAGCCATCATCGATGTCATCGTAAGAGCCAATATCTGACACAACTGGGGGCTCGTAGTAAGGGCATCCATTTCCGCAGTGCTCCGCAATCCCGATGCCCTTGCAGAACATCTCATGCTCCGCATCATGATCTTTAAGGCAACGATCCTGATACGTTTCCTCGCAAACGTTATAACCGTGATGCACACAACTCTCGCAGATGCGCCCAATGGCTTCCCGCCAGTGCAATGGACATGGCCCATTCGGTTTCCAGTCCGCGTATTTCGCACGGGCCGCAGCGAGTGCGTCCTCTAGGGCAAGCTCTTCGCCCTTCTCGCGGGCACCTGCTACCAGTTGCGCTGCCTTCGCGACCGCCTTCTCCTCGCGGCGCTCCTTGTGCGGGTCCTGCTCAGAATAAGGCTCAAAACCATCCATCTACTCCACCTCCAGCGCACTCAAGACATGCCCGTCTCCGACCGTGCCCAGTCCGAGCACCTCAGCCCGCGACTGCATTACATCCACGGTCGCCGACTCGATCACACGAGCGAAGGCTGTCTCAGATACGACGGCCTGCAGGAGCGTCCGACTGTTGCTACCCTCGGCTACGGAGAACCCGCCGGGGGTGTAGAGATATGCAGAGAGAGCCACCGCCGCTTCTGTCTCCTCTTCTGTTTTCGCGATTTCCGCCGCATCTTTGAGGGCAGACGCCCTTCGCGGCGTCCGCTGCGTACTTGGCGAGAAGTTCATCTCTCAGGGCTGTGATGTCCATAGCTACCTCCAGAACTGCGCGAGCCCCGCGAGACGCGCGACCTCAGCGGGGCTCATTGCGATGGTCCGGCTCTCTCTACGGCCTACGTGCGTTGCGCAGATGTTCCGCGACGAGCCACGTCAGCAGAATCAGATCGATCCCCAGACATACCAGCCACGGTTCCACATTCTCCACGTCCCCCTCTGCCCCAGCCTTACTTGCCCTTCGGGTGCTTCTTCGCCCGGTAGGCAGCATAGGCTCTCTCGGCACTTGCCTTCGTCCGGTAGATACACGGACCATTGCCGATCCGCCACTTCCCATTAGAGCATTTTACAACCGGCATCGTCCTCGCCTCCCCACCTTAGTATTCGGTGAATGGCAGCATCACATGCAGCCCCGTAGCCCCGGTCGCAACCGCGTCGACGATGATCTCAACGACATCGCCCGCACTCGCCTTCCATTCCAGCGTACTCGCGTCCGGCACCCCTCCGTACACGACCGCGCCGTCCGTGTCGTCGTGCGCGATAGTCATCCGGCTTGCCGCGTTTTCCCAGATACTCACCGTGCTCCCCGGTGGGCCAACGTGGACATCCACGTAAGTCGGGCCCGCCCCGGAGCCGCAAGTATCCACCACACAGGCGGGCCGCCGGAAGCAGACCGGGCGGATCAGCGGTATTCGCAGGACTGTCGCTACACTGAGGGCCGCCGCCGAGGAATACAGGAACTGGCCCGGTATGATGCCCCATTGGCGGCAATCTAGGAAGTTCGTGATCGTACCCGCACCATCCCAAGTGCAGGAGGCGAGGAGGAGTTCCGTGAGCGCGGGCACCGACATCTTGGCCTTGTAGGCATCCACCTCATTATCCTCGGTTGGGTCTACGTAGATGTAGTAGTCACCGGCTGCTTTGCCGGTAAGGGATACACTGGTAGCGCCTACCAGCTTGAGCCCACCGACGTAGCCTACGCCTGCCGCTATATCAATCTCGTCATTGGGTTCGTCTTCCGTTGGGGCCAGACCGGAGTAGACGCCGGGGCAGCTATTCGCAAGCATACGAGAGACGAATTCCGCTTGCGTCCCCGCCGCATTGTTCTCATGTTCGGTGACACCAACCGCGTCTCCTGTCGTCTTATCGAAGAGATTAGCATACGTCTCCCAGCCGGTATCGTTTGCCATTTATGTACCTCCATAGACTGCTCCGCGACCATAATAAGACTGGCCGTAACGCGCTATTCTATCTTCTGTGCGCGGACCGTATTGCGCCCCCATGTCATATCGGCTCGTGCCGTAGACGGCGACCCCGCCAGGTCCGTATTCATCGCCATCTCCATAAGCACTGCGCCCATATATAGCGCCATTGCGTCCATGCGTCATCGTTCTCGGCAAGGCGGCGGCAGGATGTTGGCCCTCCATGCCCCATCCCTGACGCAATGCTCGTGCCGCCCTACTCGCATCAAGGCTCATAGACCAAGACCCCCACGAAATCCGATTTTGCATTGAATGGATTGATGCTCCCGTGCATCCGATGCTCTATGATCTGACACACGCTCCCCGGCACGATATTGCAGTGGTCTACCTGATCAATCTTCACAAATAGGTCCGGCGCTAGATCGGGGCGCAGGTCCAATTGCCACGAGACAGGGATCTTGTACTTGTACCATTCGCGGGAAAGGACCTTAAGCAGGCCCTCTGGTGTGGTATGACTATCGCCGGTGACATACTTGGTCTTCGCCCGCCCGAGACCCGCCTTTCGATCCTCCAAACTCTCTGCCCAGTAATGGACCTTCTGCGTGTTACCTGACCAGCCCTGAGGCGTCACGTCCTGGAGGCGTCCATACATGCCGACGGACGCTTTGAAGACATTGTGGAACTCCGTCCCGCCGGCGGTGTGCTCAAAACGGTAGGGGACGCTGCCGCCCGCCGTCGCCGCCTGATCGACGGTAAAACTGATAGGGCTCGTCCCGTGGACATACTTGGGCGGTCCCGTGTCGATAGTTAGTAGTCCCGCCGGACTTATGCCCCATCGGATGTCAAGGGCGAGGCAAACTTCGTCCATGTGTTGCGCCCACGAGCCGCCATCGCGCGGGGCAAAGGCAGGCGCGGATGGATATGGATCGCCGACCGGGATGATCATCGCCCCTGTCGTCGCGTCCACTGATAGTAGACTGCTGGGTATCTCCAGCCGGTTTGCGATCATCGCCGCCCATTCAGCGACGGTCATCCCGCCCGCCTGCCGCATGTCAATCATATCGCTGTCCATCCGCGCCCCGGCGAGGTCGGCGAACTCGACTTCCAAGGCCTGCCGGCCGAGATGTACATCCCCATCTCGCACTCGCGAAATGCGCCTGAGGTAGCCAACCGCAATGTCCTGCGCCGCGAGACCCGCGCCGGCTCCAGTCTGCCAGCCGAGGTTGATTGTGACCTTGCCGCCGACGCGATACGCGCTTTCCGTTTCCGCCGCCTCCGGCAAGAACGTCGCAGTCCCCGACGCCCCACGCCAGTCCGCCCTCTGCGTCCAGTCGATTGAGAGTAGCTCGCCCTTAGTCTCCGTCGTGCTCGTGCCGGTATCCGCCTCGCCGATAACCGCGTCGTGCTGCTCAGAGACGAACCAAGCATAGGGCCGGCGATCCCAGGCGGTCGGGCTCGTGCGCGCGAAGGAGATATGCGGCTGATAAAGTTCTGGCGCGTAGGTGCTTACTGTCTCCGTCCAGCCGGGCGCGCTAGTCTCTCTACCTCTCCAATTTGCTGTCGTTTCCCATGCAGCACCCTCACAAGCAGGGAGTTCTGCATCCTTGCGCGCCCAACACTCGCCCTCCTCCTCGCCGTAATGCAGCGGCGAGATATTCGCGAATTGGATAGCCCCGACGAAGCCTATTCCCCATGCAACACCACTGCTCGGTATCGGCGCACCGTCGAAACTGCCCATCCGCAAATCCTCAGAATAGAAATCCCACCACGAGGCGAGATCCTTGCTCTGCCTGATTAGGACATGGCAGCCGGCAAACTTATCAGGGTCCTGGCAAATCTCCAATATCCACGTCTCACGTCCCGGCCCTTGTTGCGCGCTGCTCGTGCGCGGGCCCACGGAGAGAATAGTCCCCTCTTCAAGAATGTTGACTATGTGATCTCCGGTCCATAGTTCATGGAAGCCGAACCATAACATAGGCGCATTATATTTCTGCGCCTCCGCAGAACTGCTCCCCTCAAGCGGTAGGTACAGGCCCACCTTGCCATGATCCCACGTTCCATCACTGCGGCGCCCCCAGGCCGTGCAGAGGAAAATACATTGAGGGATAACCCTTTGCTCCGGCGGAGGCGCATATCTCACGAGATGTAGCGCCAGATTCGGCCATCGGTTCACCGTCTTATGTAGTGTGCCGAGGGCCTCGTCGGAATCGGTATGCACCCGTCCGTCATAATACTGAATCCAGTTCACCGTCGGGTTTCCGGAGACTACGGTATTGCGGAAGGAATTATTGCCCGAGATGTTCCACTCGCTCAGTAGCATATCGCGCGGGAAGATGCAGCCGAGAGGGGCCATAGCTTTCAGCGGCTCGATATACTCGACGCCCCGCCGCTGCCAGTCAGGGCCGAAGCGCCAGTCACGCGATAGGCCGAGCTTCGTCGCGAGCCCATCGTAGTAGGGCAGGCCCACCGTCAGTTTGCCTTGCGGAACGATTAGGCTCAACGCTATGCCACCGCCTCAAAAGCGTAGGCGAGAGATCGCGCCCGGTAGGTAGTCTGCCCGCCGCCTTTGCCGACGATGACGAGCAGTGCTCCGTCATCGAGCACCTGAATGTCACTGCCCGGTATCTCATCATCCTCGGCGATAGCATCGCAGACTTCCTTGAGCGTTACTCCGTTGGCGAGTTCGTCTCGCGTCAATGCCGCGTTTCCCGATACGGCAACCCATATCTTATCCTCCGCCCACCCACAGAGCCAGGTCAAGCCGAATCGATGACAGATACCGCCACGCTGTAGGCCCGCCCCAAGTGTTGCCGTAGTGACCGCCTCCCATGCGCTGTCACCGCCGGTGTACTGCCGGAGGATCGCGAAATCCATACCCGCAGTATCGGTATTCGTGGCGACCCCGAGTATCGCCCCATCGTCCAATACCGCAATGTCAGGCCGCTCGTAGTTGCCCATGAACGGCATCCCGCGCACTTCCCAGGCACTCATTGAGCCGACGGTAAACTCCGGCGGTAGAACCTCCACCGGGCAGGTCACGTCTGCGTCCACGATCCGCCAGGTGCGCCCCGCGAGATCCACGACGATGCGCGGATCTTTGAGCGCCGCCCAAACGAGTTCATGCGCGATCCACTCGCGAGCATACGCCGCGCCTATCTCATACGCAGGGGCCTGCGCCCCCGGCCCACTTACCCCGTACAGCCACCAGAGAGGCACGTAACTACCGCCCGCCCCCTCCGCGTACCCTTCAAGCTCTTCTAGGTTCGCGCTTCGCCAGAGCCCTGCTGCGTCACTACCCACGACTGCCTTGTATCTCGCCCATAGCGGGTCCGGAATAGACTGGCTTCTCCGCCACATCTGCGTGAAGCGATCCTTATTTCTCGCCAGAGTAGGCGGGCTGTCAGTCGATAGTGCCCGCCCGTGTGCCCGGCCTCCGAATATCTTGTCCGGGAGCACGAGGTAACGGATGCCTGGAACCATGGTCCAGGTACCACACCGGATGCAGCAGTTGAGATAGCCATTGTCGATGTTCTGCTGCAAAGGCCGAGTCGGCTTATGCGCCGCCGGATAGCAGATGTCGAAGCCCCAGCAGGTGCTGAGAGTATTCTGGGGGGCTTCATTATCCTTGCAGGCCGCCTCGTATCCTGCGGTATAGAGACTAGCTGAGAACGCCTCCGAAGTCGCTTCGATCAAGTCCGCGAACGTCGTCAGAGAGAACGCTGTGGTGAGATCATATCCGCTCGACGCGCCGATAGTCTGATCAAAGAATGGCAACGTCTTCTCTACCCAGTTTCGGTTGCTTTGATCTCCCGCGTAGTATTCATACACCGCGTCACAAGTCGCCGAGAAGCCGCCCTTGCGATACTCCTCGACCGCGCCCTCGAATGTCTTCACACTTGTCAATCCGCCGGTCTCGGCGTCCAACACGAGGGAAGGCTCCCCGATGGTCCAATTGCCATCAGAGAAGCCCTCGAAACTGACAGAAACCACGCGCTCGAAAAGCGGGTGTCCGCCCTCCTCCGGTAAGCCGATGCAAACAGGGATCGTGTTCGCCCCGGCAATGAGTGGAACTGTGAAGGTCGCGGTGTGCGCCGTCGCCGGGTCCTTGTAGCTCGATGAGCGCGTACTGTCTGTCAGATGGTTATCAGCGTAGGAGTATGTATTGTAGACCACGCGCATAGTGAGATCGCAGGCACTCGGCGCGTTGAATGTGACGTTCATCCACGCGAAACCCAGCCAGCAGTACGCGCTCTCCCTTACCGCTTCCGTGGCGTAGTAGTAGTCCGCCTTCCGCACCCAGTAGATTATCGGGGGGCCCTCGGGCGCACTGCTGAGAGGCACGTTCCCTTGCCGCACGTCATAGTTACAGGCGAGGGTCAGTTTCAGCGCCGGTATCCCAGAGGCAGTGACTGAAAACGCCCCCGCTCCATCGGGGCTGTTCGCGCCGCCGCTTCCGACCCAGTCCGTGTGGTCCTGCGCCGGACCGGGACCGTATAAGCCCACGTTGTCGCGGTGAGAGATACTAACGCCATTCCAGTCGAAACCCGACGGCGTATGACAGTCGGTTGCATTGACGGCAGGCACCCGGAGGGATATCGTCAAGTCACTCTCCCGCAGGTGCTGCTCTCGGGCCGAAGCCTTGTCGATGCTGAATTGGAGGTCTGCCCCGGCGTGCAGGACGTTCTCATAGTCACTATCGATATACGGCAGCCCTGTGATCGCCGGTGGCGTGCAGTATTGGCCCAATCCGCGTATCTGCGCGACGGTGAGCAGGATACTGTCGCCCCAGTCTGCCATCGGGAAACTCCTTACGCAGGCGGACAATTCGCCGTCCAGGGATATCGCGGGTCGGCGACGAAGCCGCCGTCGATGAGCAAGTCTTCGAGTATCGTGGCATTCCGGTCCCGGACTGCGAAGTCAGTGAAGTCGGGGAGGTAGGGGCGGACCATACCTATGCCATGCGAAATTGTACCGGCGAAGCCATTATTCGCGACTGCGTTCACGGCATTTCCAGCCCCGACGAAATCCATTGCCCCATCCACATACTTCCTGCCGGATAGATCCACCGGCACTCCGGCCCAGTCGATGGTTATGCCCCCGTATTTATAGCCCGATGTGCCCTTGTGGTGGGTGAAAAGGGCTTGGAGTCCAGTAATAGGACCTAGCCCTGGCCCCCATGCACCTGGCCCAGAATACCATGTTTGCGTTCCGCTGCTACTCAAGTCACCGAAAGTCACCGCCCATGACCACGGTTGAGTATCAGTGTTCAGCCATTCATCAGACTCTGCGACCTCGGCACTGTACACAGGTTTTCCGTGTCGGCCCGCACTGTATGATGTCTCTTCCTCTCGCCAGAGCCGTTCTGTCCCTGTGGTTGCTATGCTGTATTTGCGCTCAATGTCCCACGGTTTAGCCGTGTCTGCACAGAAGTAGACGAACTCATGCTTTATGATGTAGCCCGGCGCTGCGATCCCCCCGACTTCTATGTAAACGGCGAATGTCAGCTCACAATTCCCCGGTGGTGCGGGTTGGGGATCAGGTCCAGACCAACCCGATGTGGAGATGTCCTCTATGCAACAGTTAATGCCGCCCGTGCTAAGTGAGATAGACTGTGTCGGTGCCGATATTAGGATCGGATATTGTTCCTGATTGTAGACGCCGATGATGCCGCTTACAAAGGATGCTGCCGAAGTCACCTGCGTCTTCGTCTTGCCGTAGTTCGCCGTCGGCGGCCCGTCGTTCAGCGGCCCTCCATTCAGCGGCAGGTTATTCATAGCTGGTACCCACGGCTCCCCGTTGACTGTCGCCGAACCGTCGCATGTCACCCCGACCGTTACCGTCGTGTCGCAAGTGTCCGCAGGCTCCGGTTCCAACCGACCATTGATATAGTCTTCGATGACCGCCCGCGCGTCCGCCTCACACCGCGCCTCAAATTGCTTGCGCGGAATTGAGTAGCCCGCCACAACGCCTGCAAAGAAACCCAGCAGGACCAATGTCCCCACGCCGAACCGGAACTGCCCCTTGAGGCTCTCCATCGCCCGTCGCCCCTTACAATGAAACCCCGGCGGGTCCTGCGTTTGTGAGGACGCCGGGGCCTTGCCGGGGTTTCAATTCTGCCGCTGTTATCCGGCCCTGCGCGTCCTCACCCTCTCATTATACCTCTGGTCAGCCACCCTGCAAACTACGTTGTCGGCGTCCCCAACTTGTCCACCATCACCCGCAGGCAGAGACCGTGCAGGTGCGCCGCCGCCCCGAGGTTATCTGACCCGTCATTCCCGTCGCGCATGATATTCAGGTGAATACACACATCCGCATCCGCAATCTGAGCTGAGTCAATCGTGAACGCCGACATCACCAAACCATGCGCGGTTCCCGCGCTCGTCTTGTAGCCCTGCAGCGTCTGCTGCGCCGCCCCGTTCGTCGCCTCTCCCGCTGCCGTCAGCAGGTACGCGACCTCCCAATCGCAGTCCTGTGAAATCGTCGGCGAAGACCAGCCAATGTTTATGTCAATGTCCTCGCCGAAGGCTCGGTTCGCAGGAAGCATAACGTTGCCGACAACGATCTGTTCTTGCCCGTCCGCGAATTCCCAAACGCCCGAAATGCCAAGGTCAGTATACGTTGCCGCCTTAATGCCCGGTGCCCGCAATCCCTGCGCGGGCACCCAGACCTTCTGATACACGCGCCCAGTTCCCGCAAACGTCAACTCCCCGTCCGCCGCAACCATGAGTTTGTCGGCGGTACCGCCCACCTGGGTGAACCCCGCGAACGTCGGGCTTGCACTAGTCTGCACGTCCTGGTCTATGTAGCCGTGGTCTGTCCCGTTGCTCCCCCGGTGCGTGGTGTTCAGATCGATAGCCGCTTCGTATTCGTCCGTACTCGCCTTCGTGAGGTTTAACGCCACCCGGTCGCCACTGGTGTGAGCAACACCCGCCGTCCCCTCTTGCGCCCGCGTCACGGTCAACGTCGTTCCCGCCGCCCCCGTCACCTCCACGATCTCCATATTCGGATCGTCGCCAGGGTAGGTGTAGGTGGCGGCGTCAAAGATCGTCAAATGATAGTTGAATAGTGCGGGGAGATCGACGATGCTGGCGACCACGATGGACGGGGCAACGTCCGTGCAATCGGCAGCCAACGTGGTAACTGCGTTGTTTTCCTTCTGCAGCCAAGTCTCTGCCACGAGCGTCTCCTTTCCAGCTTACTGCTGGCCCGTAAGCGCCGAGTGCGGGGCGTTCAGGACCCCGCACCCCCAGAAGTGCCCCGAAGTGTCAAGGGCGCTTAGAAGGGCGCTATGACTTCCGGCCCTTGCCGCCACCTTGCCCGCCCCCTGCGCCGCCGCCGGGGCCGCCGTTCTTGCAGCCACCCGTGTTCCGGCCTGCGCCGCCGCCCTTGCCCCCGTGCTGGTTTCCGCCGCCGCGTCCGTCTCTCGGCCTGTTTATCTTTGCCATCTCATCCTCCTATTGAGCGTATTGCGACGCAGGCATTGCGCCGAGTTGAGATATCCGCTTGTCGATGATCTGCACGACCGCCGCCTGCCCTTGGCGGCCCTTCAAGCGTTCGACTACAAGCCCGTCCGCGAGGTGAATATAGACGTGGCTGTCGCCGCCGCGAACGCCTCCCGCGCCTGCCGGGAGAACGCTCCCAGATTGCTCCGGCACAAACAGTTCCGGCCCGCGTTCCCCGATGACATACGCCCGTCCCTTCGTCACCGGCCCCCCGCCGGCCCGCCCCGGAACCTTTGACATCTCGCTCTGAATACCCTGTATCGCCTGCATCGCCTCTTCCGCTTGCGCCGCGTATCTGTTCCGTATCTTCAGACTCTCCTCGATGCCGGTTCGCAACTTTTCCGGTGTATCAGGCCACAATGGGCGCTTTGCCCGTTTGCGCAAACGGTCTATGTGCTTATCCCACCAGTCCCGCTTCTTTTCGGCAGCAGCCAGGGCCTTCTCCGCGTTAGATAGGTCCCTCGCATACTTGCCCTGTGCCTCCTTCGGCGTCATCCCCTCTACCGGCGGTTTCCATTTCGCCTTGCCGGCAGCGGCCTCGCCTCGGGCAGCGCTCTGCTGTTGCTCGCGGACCTTCTCCTGCTCTTCTTGCGCTGCCCTCAATTCGTCTCGCGCCGCCTGCTGCTTTGCCGTCTCCCGCTCGATAGCCCGAGTCAGCCTCTGTTGAGCCTTGATGTTATTCTCTATCGCCTTCTCTACGCGCGCGGTCGCGTCCTCCTCAGCCTGCGCCTGCGCCGCCTTAGCATCAAGGACCACCTTTTTTGACGCTATGATCTGCTCCGATAGCGCCTTCTGCGCCTTGATCTGTGCCTCCAAGGCATCATCCAGCCGCTTCTGCCCGGCTATGCGCGCCTTCTCTACCCCCTCGGCAGCTTCCAATTCCGCCTGTCCGATGGCCTCTTTCGCCTCTTGGATTGCTTTCGCCCGATCAAGCGCCCGTAGCCGATCCTGTTCCTCCCGCGACAAGCCGCGCCGCCTCTCAGCCTCCACGAGCCGCGCGTAGCGGTCCTTCGCTTGCTGTATCTTATCCTGTCCGGTTTTTTCCGCCTCGGCGATAGCGTCCGCAAGGTCCTGCCGCGCATCGGCTACACGCTGCCCCGCCTCGATTACTCTACCCGACGCTTCTTCAACAGCGCGGGCTGCCGCCAATGCCGCCTCGCCCACCGCACGTTCGGCGGCCTCCACTGCCTCTTTCTTCTCTTGCTCCGCCCGGCCGATAGCATCATTCGCATCCTGAGACGCTTCCCGCGCATCCTCCAAAGCCCAGGTAGCATCCCTATATGCGCGCCTCGCCATTCGCGCCTTCTCATCGGCATCAGCCAGGGCCTTATTCGCCGCATCTACCGCCTTTGCCACATCCTTATGCGCATCCGCGACATCATCCGACGCATCCGCCAGGTCCGCATAGTCCGCCATCGTCTTCTCAATTTCGCGTTGGTGTGCCTGATGCTTCACGGTGAGTGCGACGATCACTGCCGCAAGTGCTGTGAGCCCTATAATTACCCAGCCGATAGGAGACGCGGTAAAGGCTACACTCATCGCCGCCCACGCCGCCGTCATCGTCTCAAACCCCGCAGCTACGGACGGCGCGATCATCAATATACTACCGAGGCCGAGTAGCACCGGCCCAGTCGCCGTCGCGATCCGCGTAAGCTCACCCCCCAGGGGCGTGTCGACGAAGCTAATGGCTGCTTTCGTCATCCCCTTCAGCCGCTCTATCAGGCCGCCGGTGTCCGAGAGCAGTCGCCCTCCGATTGCCTCCAGCAGATCCCCCGCGAGGTTCTTCAACTGCTGGAATGCCTTACTCGCGCTTTGAGCCTCGAACGCGACGTTCTTCTCCTCCTTCGCAAGCTGATCGTAGACGGCCTGCATCCCCCGCGCCTTGAAGTCGTTCTCGTCAACCATGACACCGACTTCCCGTAGATTGGAGACCGTTCCACTGGCAGTCTTGCCGAGCATATTCATCGCCGCGACGAGATCAGTGCCCGTCGCCTCGCTCAGATTAGCGGCGGCAACCATTGCCTGTTTCATGGTATCCCGCATCTCGGTATACGTTGACCCGACAGCGGTAGCCGCGATCATGTCTTCATCGGCGAAGCGCGTCTTATCTTGGATCGCCGCCGCGTACTTGATGAGTTCATCGGCGCCCTTACCGTAGATCACCCGCAAGCGGTTCTCAGCATCCTCCTGTTTCATCGCGGCTTTCGTCGCCGCGCCGAGCGCTGCCGTCATCGCTGCGCCGGCGGCAACCATCCCCACGCCGACGCGACGGGATAATTGCGCCGTCTCCCCCCACTTCTCGTTGAAGGAAGCCGTCGCAGCCTTGCTGGTGCGTAAGTGCCCCTCAAACTGCGTGAACGCCTGCCCGGTTTTGTCATGGCCTTCGAAGATGATGTCGAGAGAGACCTTTTCGTTAGCCATGCGCTCCTCCTTCCGGGGCGGTGACTTGGCCGCCTTGCATCGCGCCTGTGCCGTCAAGCATGTAATCGCGACACCACGCCGCGAGGTCCTTGCCGTCCATGTAGCCGAGTTCGCGCTGTAAGTCGGCGAAGCTCAGATCATACAGATCGCCGATAGACAGGCCTAGCCTATCGCGGACGAACGGTAGAAAAACCTCCGGCGGCACTGCAACGCCACCACGATGCCCCGTCTTCTCCTGCCGCATCCGCGCCTGTTCCCAGGTCTCGATCAATTGTTCGGGGCCGTCGCGGTCTCCAAAGGCTCTTCGGCGAGGCGCGAAGAGTTCGAAGGCGGCCCGCTCGTATTTCCCCGGTCGCTCACAATACCGGCCCGCGTGGTGATATACTCCTGGACCACCCGCATCTTCAGCTCTGTCGGGAATTCCTCCCGTGTCTGATACGTGCAGGGTAATGGTCGGCCCATCTCATCCTCCACACCCTCCCATGCCTTTACCGCCTCGCAGAAAAACGACGCCCCGATAGCCACTATGTCCGGGGGTATCTCCTCGGCACTTATCCCATCCATCACTGCCGCCTCAGCCGCTGCACGCTGCTCGCCATCTTGTCCGTCCAGCGCCGCTACTACCTCCGCATCCGTCGCATCCGCCGCCAGGCCAAGGGCTTCCCGCATCCGCTCGTGATAGACGCCCTGCGCCAACTGCCGCGCTTCTGCGAACGCATTCTCCATCCGCTGAAGGGTCTGGTCCGCCGCGCCGAAGATGAAGACCGCATCATCTACCGGCACCCGCAAGGCCAATGCTACGCGCACAGTTCCGCCTCCCTTCTGCTATGAGATAACGACGCGATTGTAGACCGTCCCGCTATCGGGCTGGAATGTGTACCGGAACCCGACAAGGCCCTCGGGAGCGAGGTCGAACGCAGGGCCGTTCATCACCCAGTCCGCCAGCGTGATGGTCATTGAATCCGTGCCGTTGCTGCAGACGAACGTCAGATCGTAGTTCGCAGGGGTGTCGCCGAACATACTCTCCGCCGCGACCAGGAGGTCCTCAGTGACGATACTCACAGAAGGCAGGCCGCCGGTCACGTACTGCCCGCCCGGTAGGCGCTGCGACCCGCTTGCCTTCGTATCCATCGGGTTCCCCATCGCCGTCGCGATCCCATTCGACAATGACCATGAGCGGATGCCCACATCAGCAGAGTCGATCTGCGCGGTGATATGATTGATGCTGTACCCGAGCTCACTGGTCCACAATGCCGACGCCGACCCACCTGTAGTCTCATCGACTGTTGCAGCCAAGACGCTCAGATCGTACTTCAATACCGCCGTCTCGCCCTCGTCGATGCTGATGGTCGCCGGTCCTGGTTGGCAGTCATCGAATGTGAACTTACGCCCGCCGACGACCTCCGCGAGGAAGCCGGGGAAGTCTGCAACTTGCGCCGCCGCAGTCGTTGGAAACCACTTCTGCAGGGTCGCCTTCGCGACGCCGATACAGGTAATGGACAGACTCGGAACGATGACGCCGGGGATAGCGACGACCTGCCCGGCGATGCCGACGTTATGCAGCCAATTATCCTCGAACTCAACGCTGCCGCCGTCCAGCTTGCGGCAGAAGGCGGCAGGGGTCCCGCTGCTCTGCTCACAGACGCCGATCAGTTGCCCTGTGTATACGCCCATCGTTACTCACTCTCCTCGGCGGCCTTGACAGGGGCCGCCTTCACTACCGGCTTGGGATCGGCTTGCGACGCCAAGTCCGCCGGCAAACGGTTCTCAGCCTTGGCGAGTGCCAACCACTCCGGATCGCGCTTCGACAAGCCGACCATATCTCGTCCGGTCGGATCGGGCGTCGGCTCTGTTTCTCTCTCTGTACTCTCTGTCTTCTTCCCCACGTTGCCAGCCTCCGTCGGGCGTATCAGCCCGTCTGAATAATCACATCGAAATCGCACGCTATCGCCCACGCCCGCGCATCGAGCGCCCGGATCGTCGCCACATCCTCTGTCGCATTCGGGTTACCGATATCCAGGCCGAAATCCCATTGTCGGAAGACGCAGTTGATGATCTGCGCCCCGTCGCTATCCGCGCAGGTCAGGCTAACCTCCGTGCGCGTCCCATCTGTTGCTATCGTTGCGAGAAGTTTTTTCGGGTCGTTGAAAAGTGCCTTGGAGATCACCTTCGCGTAGTACAACCGGGCCCGCGTCATGTTCCGCCTTGCAACCTCGTCGGTGCTATGATAGCAGCGCTCGAACTGGCGGACATGGACGACCCGGACCCTTTCCGCAGTAATCCAAGTTTTCGATTGGAACCCGTCCTCAATGTCCGCCCCAAGACCGCGTACTATGATCGCGGGCATGTCCTCCGGCAGGGAGCCTGCGTAGTCCGCTAGATCGCCGAAGTCCAACAATGGGAGGAATTCATCGTTCGAGCTGTCAAACCACGTGGACGGCAGGCCGCCGGTATGCGCGGAGCCATCGCCTTTTAGGACGGCGATAACGGCGTCCAGCACCTCGGCGGTATGAATGATATCAGTCGCCATTACTCTTCGCTATCCTCCCGGATGCTCAGTCGGATTTCGGTGAGCAATTCATTGAGCGCCTGCAGTTCACCCAATGCCTGCTGCAACTTCGGACGGACTGTGCTCAGCACTTCAGGTGTAACGACTATGGTATCTATCCCGGATATATGCTCATAGATCATCTGAGCATTGCCTAATGCTTCCCCTATGTCCTCCAGGATACAGGCAGCTTGATCGTTCACATTGAGTCCGTCGGGGCGCTGTTTCTTAGTCGCCAATATCCACGCCTCCCTCCAAAGTCAAGGTCCGATAGAAGCCCTTGCGCACCACGGCTACTGCATACTCCCGCCAGGTGGTCTCATCATCCATGCGCACGGAAATGCGCCAGCCCGGCTGCACGTCCTCGCTCGTCTGTAGGCGGCAGGTGTATCCGCGCACCGACACCTTCCCTAAGGCGCTGATAGCCGCCTGCGCCGACAATGCACGCATACTACACCGAATCTCTTGTGTCTGACTTTTGTAGGCGCGCTTGCGCACCTGCACGTCATCACTGTCGATCTCATTGGTCGGCTTTAGCAGCCGCGCCGTTGCGTTGCAGAGGTAACTCATTCGGCACCTCCAGCACGCATCGCCTCGCGGGCAAGCCGCGCCAGTTTCGCCGCTACGATCTGCCCGGCCCGGCGCTGGGCAAGATCGTTCCACGCGCTTTGCGCCGATCCGTAGAGGTAGTGCGCCTGGCCGCCTTTCGGGTGGACGAAATCTTCGCGCTCGTGTTGGACTTCGGCATACGCCGCCGCGAGCCCGCCAAACGAAATCACCGCCGTCAAGCTAGTGCCTATAGTGCGTAGGTCCGTCCGCGCGCTGCTCTTCAGGTGTCCTCCAAGGACTGGGGTCTTCTTCTGCGCCCGCGCCTGAATACGCAGAGCGAATTTCTCCACCGTCGGTCTGAGCTTCACCGTCGCATTGCGCGGGAGACGTTTCAGGTCTTTCGTCGCCCGGCGCAGCGCCTTATCATCGATCCGGATAGCCGCCTGAGGCACTGTTAGTTCCTCACCATCTCTGCGGTCTGTATCACGTATGGCCGTATCAGCCGCCAAGCAGCAGGGGCGATACCAGCCCGCAACCCGGTCGCCCCAAAGGTCTCACTGTGCCCGTCGAGACTGAATGACTTGACGCCTTGGGCGCGCAGCCCTGGCCGGTCAACCAAGTCCGGCTTCTGCTGCTTCTCAAGCAGCCAATATGCCTGCTCACAGACTGCATCACGCACCGCCTGCGGAATGAACACGTCACCATTCGCATCAACGTCCGAGGTCCGGGGAAAGTGCAGGGCCTGCGAGGGTACTACATCACTGCCGGAGAGTTCTGTCGTCGCGTATGGCGAGCCGGCAAAGAGGTTCCGGGCCGGGCTTAGATCATCAGCTTTCACCCCGCCAAGAGTCTCGATCTCATTCGTCGCCTGAATCAATGCACGTTCGCGGCTATCAGCCGGGATAGCATCCCAAATTGCCGCGCGGAGAGTATCCGCGAACATCGCGTTTGCCTGCGCGATGGTCACATAGCAGTTATCAGTGCTCCCGCCGGGCGTGCAGACGATTAGCGCCATGATACAAACCTCCTCCCTGGCTATCCGTTATCCTCGCCGTATTTCGTGGTCATCAGCGCCCTAGCGATCCGGTTCGCGAGCCGTTCCTCTGCCTCATCCCATAGGACTTCGGATATCTTGGCGGCGCTCGGGGCGAGCTCTTGCGAGATGCTACGGATGATCGCCCGAATCTCCGAAATAGCCAAGTGGCCCATCTCATGAGCGATGCTGGCTTCGACCTCGCGCGCAGTGCGCAGGGTTGCTACCCCGATCTCCGCTTCGAGGAGCTCATCACTCGCAACGATATAAGCCGTAGACTGACCGGCATCTTCCGGCATAGCGATGAGATTCTCATCGACCGTATGTAGGCTAAGTTCCCAGTCGCGGAGACATAGGGCATCACGCCACTGATTGATCCACGCCCAAACAGACTTCTCCGACACCGGCTTCTGTAGAATGGGCTTTCCCGTCATGATACTCCTATTGGTCGTAGATCAATTCCGGGGCCGCCTTGCTATCTCTCACGAATGGGGAGGCCCCAAGGAGGTGGTTCGTGTGGCGGCCCCGGAATTTCTTATTCCGCGTCGATGGGCTCTGACTTCTTCGGGCGTCCAACCTTGCGCGGCTCCTCCATATCTGCGGGCGTTACCGCCTGCACGGGGATTACATCGCCGAGCATTGCGAAGCCCTTCGCCACTGTCGCCTCCAGCTGCTCCAAAACCCCGCGCGCACCGGCCACATCCCCCGCATCCAGGCGCTCCGCCACCTGTTGGCTATGTGTATCTACGGTCCTCTCAAGTAGTACAACCACGGAGCTTTTCCCCACGCGCTTCAGATCATCAGCAAGGGCGGCCCATTTGGCATTCGCATCCGCCAGTTCATCCGAAACTACGAGCTCCGGCGGAATGATATCCTTTGACGAAGGCTGTTTCAGTGTGCCGCCGGCCGCCTCCGCCAATTTGAGAGGCGCGCCCTCGGGCAGAAAGCCCTCGTAAAACTTCCCGGCATATCTGTGATCTGGCGGGAATGGCAGCCATGCTTTCGGCATGGAACCTACCTCCTCTCTCTCATCAGGCACCGATACCGGCACCGGGGTAGTAGCTGATCGTGTATGCGGCATCAGCGAGATCACCACTAGTTGCGGTCCCGCCCTCCGTCGGGGCGATCTGTAGTACATCGCCCTCCGCGACTTCCAAAGCCGCCGCAGTCTCACTCAACGTCAGCGGCCATGGTACTTTGGCCGTGATGGCAGCGGAGCCGCTTACATCGCTATCGGTCGTCTGGGTCGCCACGGTTGTAGACCCAGACCCCGCGCTGCCGAGATTCGTCACCGTACTCGTGTGGATGTCCGTGGCATGTGCAGCGACCGCACTCGAGGTCACCAAGTGGATGCTGTTAATCACGCACTTGATGGGCGCGCGCCAGAATGCTAATGGCGTCCCTGATGCATCGACGGCTCCCATATGCACGACTACGGATTGCAGTTCGGACTGCATGTGCTTTTCCTCCTCTGTCGTTGGTTAGGCGTCTGTTTAGGCGTCTGTGACGAGCTTGATTCCGGAAGAATTATCGGCGATGCCGACGCCCCAGAACCCGGTCATCAGCAGTTCCCACTGTTGCTTGTTCTTGTTCCATTCCGCTTCGAGTTCGAAGTCCTGCTTCCAGGAGATACCGATTGCGTCGCTGGTGAACATCGCACCCGCGAGGTCCGCGCCGGCGTTCGCGGTCTGAACGTCTTGGGTCAGGAACCAGTTCATGCCGAGCAAGTCGTCATAGAAATACTGCCCGTAGAAGCCCTCGGCAAGCGGGTTCTTACTAGCGTCGACCAGTGGCGAACTCGACTCAGACATGAGATCAGTCCACTGGTGGGTATGAAGGACGCAGAAGAACGGTGGACGGGCCTTGGCTGTCATGAGAGTATCGTATGCCGTCCGAATGTCGGCAAAGACGATGTCGGTGCCCGTGGAACCCTGCGACGCAGAGAAACTGGCGAATGCCGAGCAGACGTCGACGTTGACCTTCGTCCCCATCGATGCCGCCAATTCCTCTCCGGCCTTCACCCACAATTGCAGTTCATTGGCACCACTATTGATCGCCTCCTTGGTGATGTGCGTCCCTACTTGATGTTTCGTCGCGGCCACATCGACAGTCGTGGGGTCGAGGGCCTGCCACGCCTGATACTCCACACCTTCCCCAACGTCGCTCGCGGTCAGTGTATTCAGCCGCCCGAAGGTAGCCGTGGACCCCTGCACATTGCGCAGGTCAGCGATGTCTAGGGCCATCTGCGCTGCGTCACCTGGTGCGAAGATGGTCCGGTTATGGAGCCCCAGCTTCGCGACCTGCAGCGCGGTGTCGATATACTCAGAGATCGTGCTTGTCGTTGTCGCTGCCACTTTCCTTCACCTCAAACTCAGATGCCGCGCACCCGCACGCCTTTGCCTGCGAGATAAGTTTTCATCTGCTTTGCATCCATCTCGCCGATGGTGCCTGTTGGGCGTGGTGCCGGCGGATTTGTTTCTGTCGCATTGCTCGGCCCGCCGATTGCAACGGGCTTTCCTTCCAGCCGGGCAGCGAGTGCTTTAGCTGCCTCGCTGTCCGGGTATTTCTCGGCAAATTGCTCCGGTGTCGTCGCGGCAAGCTCAGAGAAGACCTGCTCTCTAACCGCCTTTACATCCGCCGCATACTGCTCCCGCACGGCGGTGATACTCGCCTTGATTGCATCTTCGTCCGCGCCCTTGACTTGATCCTTGTAAGCGTTCGGCAGATCAGGCGCGTCTCGCAAGATGATATCCGCTCGTAGTACACTGAGCTTCGCCTTTGCAAGGTCTGTCTCGGCCTTCTCACGGGCCGCCTTCGCGGCCTCCGCCTCTTCCCTCAGCCTTTCCGACTCAGTGAGTTCGGCCTTCCGCTTCTCCTCCGCCTCAGCTTCCAAGGCGGCGAGCTTCTCCTGCATCGCCTTGTTCGCGGCTTCTGCCTTCCGGCGGGCCGAGGCCGCCGCTGCGTCAATGTCCGCCTGCGTATACGTCTGCCCGCCCGCAGGTGGCGGGGGTACCTCTACTGCTGGTGTTGCCTGGGGTGTTGTCCCAGGGTCCGGCGTTGAGTCTGGCGTCGAGTCCGGCGCTGGTACTGGTGCTGGTACTGCATCGCCCGCAGGGGTTGTAGACTCGGTCCCTGTGCCGAGATTGTCGTCGGGCATGATACGCCTCCTATAGTTCGATTCGGGCGGACTTGCCGCCCAGGTTAGTTCTTCTTGCTCAAGCGACCCGCCTCGCTCACATAAGGTAACACCGAGTGGGCGCAATTCGGGTGGAATAGCCCCGCCGCCGTCGCCTCGCCAATCGTCGCATAGCCCTTCGTCTCTCCGGTGATGCTGAGTATCTCGTTCTCCCACGGGATACAGAGTTCGCAGGCAGCCGCGTGGGTGCTGACCTTTACAAGATCATATCCGGCCTCAAGCATCCGGTTCTGCGTCCCGTGCCGTTGGGCCTCCTGCGATACCGTCCGCGCGACCATTCGCGAGTAACTCTCCATATCCCACGCCTTACCGGCCTTGTCGACGAAACTCGTGATGCCGCGCTTGCGCAAGTCCTTGAGAAAGGTCTTTGCGGCCTGCTCCGCCGTCTGCCCCTCGGCGAAGGCGGCCTGCAGTGCCTCCAGGCTCGCGTCGCGGATCGCCAGTTGCTCGCCCATCGTCGCAGCGAGGTCAGTCCCTTGCATCTTCGCAATCCGCCGCGCACGAGCCACTATATCCTCTATCCGTTGAGCGACATAGTTGTTCGCCTCGCCTAAGCGGAGCGCCGCGTTCTCGCCGATGATGCTGATAGCCTCCGTGTGCATCCGCGCAAGCCCCAGGTCCATCGGTGTGACGAGACCCGGATGTGCCGCCCGACTCAATCCTCCCGGCGCAAGATGCCCGTCCGTGACGCGCATCCCATTTTGATAAAGCGTCGGCAAGTGGAAGTCAATCCATGCCCTGCTCTCAGCCTCAAGCGTCGCCAATATTCCGCGTATCTGCGCAAGCTGCTGTTTCTGGAAGGCGGCCTTCCACTCTGTGATATTCCCTTCAGCGAGGCTTTTCAGAATACGCCGTTCCGCGTCCGCGTAAGTCTGCGCGAGCTGCTCCGCGACCGCCCGGAGTTCCGCCGGAGTATACGCCCGCGCAACCGTCGGCATTAGCTACCCGCCCCAGGGCCTACTTGGGTATAAGGCGGCCCTAAGGTCGCAGGCGGGCTAGGCAGATTACTCGCCATCTCCGCCGCGATACGATCCGCCTTGGCTTGCGCCTCCGCTTCTGTCAGGCCGTCCATCGCCGCGAGTGCCGCCGCAAGCTCTTGGGCCCCCGCGTCAAGTCTCATGGTCTGTATCTGCGCATCCTCGTACTCGTCGGAGGGGAGCCCATCCTGGAATGTCACTGTTATATCTTGCGGTGCTAATGGGAGAGGCTTCGCGTCACCTGCGAACTGGACCATCGGTGAGTTCGCCAATTGCGTCGCAAGTGCATATATCTGTTGGAGCCCCGGCCCATATGTCATCTGCCGTGACCGTACGACGGTCTGTGTCGGCGCTTGCGATAGCTTCAGCGCCCGCCCGGAAATAGGCCCGCCACTCTCCGGCGGAATGAGCGCCCCGATGTCGATACCCGTCACCGCCGCATACTCCTGCTTGCGACTTCTGATAGCATCTATGACCGCCGATAGGCTCGCATCCCATACTAGCATCTCGAGATTCACATCATCTAAGCGTTCCGTTGGCAGGTACTTCCGGCGCATATCGATCTCGCCCTTTTCGTCTTGGATCGGCGGGCCGACCACCCACGGGATCGTGAATTCACTAAGCACCTCCGCCTCTTGTGTAATGCGGTCATTCAGTTCGGCCTGTAGCGACTCTGTGCCGGCGTAGTCCGACATCCCATAGAGCGTCGTTCCCAGGCCCGGATATAGCTGCTCATCAGTAGCGATGTTCGGAATATGCACTATCGGCAAACTGTCCAAGCCTGTCGCTTGCTCCTCCGGTGTTACCTGCGGATCGGCGAGTTCTGGAATGATTGATAGATCGCGGCGGTCTTTCTCGGCGTCAAAACTGTAGCCGCTCCGCGCATCCCCGGATAGCTGGAAGAGACTATTGACGATCCATCCCTCGCCCCCGCGCAATTCGTGCCGCTCCCGCCACAAGTAGTTCTTCTCACCGCGCGACAAGACTTGGTCGATATTGCAGGCGGCGATTTCGTTAGCATTGAGCGGGGAGACCTCCGGGAACCAACAAGCGGGGTTGACCGCGCCGACCCGCACCGTGCGGCCGTCTGGCGAGTAGACCTTCAATACAACGTCGCCCCGATAGCTCCCAGTCACCGCTGCTTGTAGGTGCATCTTCCGCAGATTATCTCTGGCGATGAGATTGTCAATGAATGCCTGCGTCGCCTCTTCGCCATCAGGTGCCGAGACGGTCGCCGGCTCCCCGAAAAGGCGCGAACTCAGAAGCCGCGTAAGCGCTCCGCAGAGGTTGACGGTGATATAGGCATGGCTTGCGTCTTGTCGCCACTTGCCCGCCCAGTCGCCGCCGTAGATCGACTTCACGAATACGTCCTCGTGCTGCCCGAGATAGAGGGCCGCATTGCGCGCATAAGCCTGCAGGCGCGCCGTATGGCCCTCCGGGGGCCATGCTTCGCCGCTGCTTCCCATCATGCCGGCTACCACGTTATGCCCCCTCCTCGTAAGCCAATCCCACGCGCTCGAAAGTATGCCCACATTCCTATCTCCCTCGGAATTCTTGAGGTGCCTTGAGGACTGCTGTCCGCCGCAGTTGCCCCATCACAACGTATCGCAGCGCGTCCAGTGCATGATCGAACTCTTTCGCCGGGTCCTGGTCCTCAATCGGGTTGCCGTCTTTGTCCTCTCGCCAGTGATACTCGGAGAGTTCCGTGAGCAAGTTCGGCGCGGCGTTGCCTAACACCCGAAACTTGTCTCCGGCGATAAGCGCCTGCACGGCGCGCACTCCAGGTATGCGCTTATTGTCGGCCTGCACCGCCGGGAGGCCCGCCCGTTGAAAGGTCAGGATTGCATTGGCATCTTCCGGATCGCAGAAGAACCGCTCAATCTTCCACTTCTCCCGCAGAGCCGTCGCCGTCGATAGCCAGTCATTGTCCGGCGTACCTGAGATCGTCATTCCGCGCTCGTACACTTCGTCCAGCACAAATACGACGTCCTCGGCTGTTATGCCGATAACGATGATACAGCCGGGGCTCGTGACACCCCAGTCGACGCCCGCAAGCACCCGGACGATCATGTCTGGGACCGTACTGACTACGTGCTTGCTTGCGTCGAAGTCCTTGTAGACCAGCCCAGCGAGCGCCACGAACAGAGCGAGCATTTCCTGCCGGTAGAAGTCAGTCCCGATCCCATAGCTCTCTTCAAGGGCTTCGAGGAAGTCGGGCTCGATCTTGTAGAGCGGATTGTCGTGCGTCGGCCAATGATGGAAGCCATATCGCGCTCGTCGCTCCGGCGACCAATTCTCACGCCCCTCCACGAATGTCCGATAGACCCAGTTCTGACCCTTCGGCGTCCCGGTGATCCAGCCCCGGTGCGGCATTCCCGGCTGTCGAATGCGCCCCTGGCAGACCAGCCAAACATCCTCCCGGCAAAGCGCCGCCTCGTCGATCCAAAAGGAGCCGACCTCTGCGCCTCGAAGGCTGTCCGCGTCTTGAGCATGTCCAAAGTAAACCTCGGAGCAGCTACCCGTCCTATCCACGAGCCCTGGAAAGATAATCCGGTTTTCCGATTTCTTTTCAACGGCAACGAGCGTATCTCCCCACCAACCGATAACCTTCTTCAGCACGAGCCGCGTCGAACGATTCAGCATTCGGAACGTCGGCGCGACCACCAACTGCTTGATACCCGGATAACGGATCGCGTGGCGGATAACCTCGAATGCTCCGACCTCCGTCTTGCCGCCACCAATGCCCGCGATAGCCGCCCGATATCGCGCCGCGTCCTCACAGAATCGCCGCTGCCCGATATGGGGCCCGTAATGGCGACTGATGAACTCGCTGAAAGGCTCTTGATGCCCTGGTCTATCCGGCGGCAAGTCACTCGCCGTCAGGGGCCTCGCCTCCGCTACCATCGTCATCGCCCTCAAAGTGATTCAGCGGGTCATTCTCTGAGAAGACAGGGAGTGAGATAGCGGTAACGTTGACCTCGCCGGAATGGTCGTGAGCCTCCTTCACCGTCGCCACGCCACGCGCCGCCGCGATCTTCTCGCGGATAGCAGTCATCTCTCTACGCGCACGGCTCCGGACATCTGCCCTCGTCGCTCGATCCGCCGCAATGGCCGCCTGAGCAGCAAGGTCCTGCCTAAGTCCCTGCAAGTATTCGGCTCGCGCATTGATCGCCCCATTGTCGACGATCTCCGCGACAACGTCGGAGTAGGCCTCCAACGCTCTCTTGGCCCAGTGATGATCGTGCCGGGAGCCGAACTTAGCATTGACGCCGTTTGCGATGCTCCGATATGTGTACACGCCCTCACAAAAGAGCCGCCACGCCTCCGCGCGATGCGCTTCCGGCGAGTTGCGCCCATTGTTTCGGGGTGTGGTTCGCCCCGTCTTGACTGCCATCGTTCATTCACCCGGAAACGCGGCCTCGGTGGACTCCAGTATCGCGGTCTTACCCGTTGCGGTTTGCCAGCGCCGGACAGCCACGTCGCAGTAGCGCGGCTCTATCTCGATCCCGTAGCATACGCGCCCGAGTTGCTCGGCGGCGATGATGGTTGTGCCGGAGCCCGCGAAGCAATCAATGCACGTTTCACCGAGTCGGACATACGGCTCCAATAGTTCGCCCGCAAATGCAGGCGAGAATGGCGCGGGATGCCCGTCCACGCCACCCTTCGCAGGGGCGCACCTGATCACGCTATCGGGTATTTTGAAGGGCTGTATCTCTTCACCAAAACCCGTCATGCCAGACATTGACCCGTCTGCCCTTCTCATACCGGTCCCTTGTATCTTCTCGCCCGCGCGCTTACTCTCGTGTGTCTTGTTGGGGCGTCTTGGCTTGTGGGCAAAGTGGAATACCCACTCATGCGCAGGTGCAAGTCTCCCATTCCAATCGCCGGGTAGTCCGTATTGCTTGTCCCACACGTACCAGCCGAACAATGGACGGTCCTGCGCGTCCATCATGTCAAAGAGTGGTCGCCAATACTCAATGACACGCCCGCCCTCATGTACCAGCCCGAGGTTAACCAGTATGCTGCCGTCTGGTGTGACGTGCTTCGCCGCTGTCGCGATAGCAAGAGGGACCACCTTATCCCAGTCGAACTCCGTAAGTTCGTAGGTCCTCTGCGTCGCATACGGCGGGCTTGTCACTACACACTGCGCCTGCAAATCGTCTGCATATGCTGCCGGGTCCACTGCATCCCCGCACACCAGCCGATGCTCGCCCATAACCCACACGTCGCCGGGCTTCGTGATCGGCTCAACGAGCGGCTCTCCCGGCCCTGGGTCCTCGACGGGTGGCGTCACGTCCTGCGCGGCAAGCCCCTCCAGCAACTCCTGCAGCGTTCCGTCATCGTGCCCGGTGCCCTCAAGCCCCACCGTCTCCTGCAAGCCCTTCAGCAAGTCTACAAGTTGCGTCTCATCATCCTCGGCAAGCCGCGACAGTTCATTGTCCGCGACTAGCAGCTTGGCCGCCCTCGGGTCATCAGCGTCGAAGGGCATCCGAATAGCGGCGATGCTCTCCTCTCCCCGCGCCTGTGCCGCCCGCCAAACGCCCTCACCGGCGAGAATGAACCCATCCGACGAGATCACGATGTTCTTGTACTGCCCGAAGGCCTCCAGGGACTTAGCAAGTTCCTCCACCTGCGCCGGCGGGTGCTTGCGATAGTTCTTAGCATCGCCGGACTGATAGGGCTTGCAGTCGGCTATCGGGACGACCTCAGGCTTGAAGCCCATTACACTTGCGCCCCTTGCCCCGGCAACTCAGCTTCATATCGTTGTAGACAATGGGCGACACCGGGGCAGACGAGTCAGCTGAGTAGGTCTGGCCGAAGTAACACTCCGGTAACCACTCACCCTGCACGGGGTCGCCGGGCTCCACGGGCTCCAACACGAGGTTGTCCAGGTATTCGTCCACGGCGGGATCGCGATACTCTTCGTCGGCACCCACAGCCTTCGCCGTCCCGATACCCAAGGCTACCCCGATCATCCCGAGGAAGCCGCTCTTCATGAAGTCTCTGCGTCGCATGATCTCCTCCGCGTCTAGGTTTAGCACGAGAGAGGGGCCGCCCGTTAGTGCCTACTATGCTGGTTGGGATGAAAGGGACGAAAGCTCATCCACGGGGAATAGCGGCAGTGGCCCCTCTGTCCCCTTGCCCCGATAGCGGTACATCCACAAACCGGAACCCACGGGCTAATGGCTTCCCGCAGATCGCGCAATGCCGCCCATTCGGAACCACCGAAAACTGCTTGCAGTGCGAACAGTAGGCGCGGCGCAATATGTTCGCAACCCCATTCGTCTTCCCTGAATGATTGCGATG